ATTATATTCTTTAAAACTATAATTTACCGTAACATTATTAGAATTTGTATTATTATTTAAAATTGCCCTACCTTTATTAAAATCAATATTTAATCCACTTGTACCACGCGCAATGTAATTTCCATTAAGAAAAATACCAGAAGGAATATTTGAATTTTGTATACTACTATCATAAACCCATTGACGAAATGGCGCGCTATAAACAGAGTTCGTTGGAAAATTTGGATCTGGTGAGTTATAAAGTTTCCCACTATAATTTATAAAAGCTTCTCCCTTATGTAAAATTTCATGATCTAGCCATAAATAAAAACTAGACATTAAATTATTGATATATGTAGCTTTCATTTAACCCCCAATCTTTTAATAAATTTATTATACATTTGACTAAAATATTTTACATTTCTAAACACGCGGTTCGAATAATTATATTTACTTTGAATACCACTACCAGAACGAGAACTTGTAAAACGTCCATATAAAAATGCACCAAGTCCAGAAATTCCACGCTCGACATCTAGTAACCAACTACGCCCACCTTCCCATGGTAAAGGTGTTACAGCACCAAATTCATCTTTAGATGGGATATTAACTTTTATTTTAAAACCATTTTTACTTACCTGGACATTACGATCTAATAAAATTTTTTGAATTAAAATTTTTACGGGTGTTGTAGGATTTGTACCCCTACTAAAACCCAAAAAAGAAAACAAATTACCATAGCCACCAAGAGTATTAGAAATATTAGATGCATTTTCTCCATCTTCTAATTCTTGAGTTACGGGGTGAGATTCAAATTCTGCACGAAATAACGCTTTTTCTTTTTCAACTTCTTGTTGCACAAGGTCTCTAACTATTTTTTTTACATTTCGATTATTAAAAATTTCTTTTTGAATTAATCTTTTATTAATTTGTCCGGCCATTACTCGCTCTCCTTAAAAAATAGGGTATAAAAATCTATATTAAAAAGTCCATGTGGACGATTTGTGCCCATAGATTGTACTGGGCGACCATCGATTTCAATTTTCTCTGCATCGCTAATAAAATCTACAAAGTCTTTTTTAGCTTTTACGCGACATAGGTTTCCGCGAATTTCTTCACGAATTTCCCCCCAACCCATCATTTTGGAAGGGTCTTGCCACTCAATACGACAATCAAACTGTCCACTAATTGGAACGTATGTTACTTCGATAGATTCCTGATCATTATATAAAAAATTATAATTGTTGTCAGTAGAGATAACAACTCTTTCGGGCGTTTTATAAACAGTTACTAGTCTAGAAAAAGTATCGTGAAGGTCATTAAATTCACTACTTAATAATAATTTTTCAGAATTTGAAACTAAACTTGCCATATTAATTTAATGTTCTTTGGTAGTCTTGAATTATATAATGGGTGACCCCCTCCGTATCGTCCCCAGCAATTTGATCTGGAATGGCATTATATTTAAGATACATTTTAACAGCTTTATCTAAGTCTTCTTTTGCGTCTCTAGACATAGTTCTTAAATTCTTTGAAATTTCATTCTTATTAATTTTTTTAATACTACTATCACCTTCTCTTAAATCTGTCCAATCACTACCTTTCGTAGCTGAGCTTTTTGCCACATTTCTAGCCTCGCCTTTGAAATATTCATAATCAAATAGCATTTTATATATAGCTAATTGATCAGATTTAAAATATGGGTAAATTTCATACCCAGTAACGTTACAATGGTTATCTTGAAGTTCTTTAATTTCAAAACATGTGCCAATTAAATTATTTAATTTACCTATATTTGAAATATCTAAAAACCAAGCCGATACTCTAGATACAGAATAATCACTTGGCTCACCGATATCTAAATATACATTATTAAAAAATTCTTCTAAATTTTGTATTTCAGTACTCACATGATAATTTACACAAAAATTAAGCCCCTTCTCTTAAGATCTTTTGTGCTTTATTATCTAATTCTGTAATAGATTGAATATTAACGTTAGAATCTGGTGACTGAAATCTAGAATTCCATTTAATAAATTCATTGACAAGCCTATCAGATAGAACTTTTCGGTCTTGTGTCGGAATTAAACCAATCTTATAAGCATGGGCTTGTAAATCAGTCATATTCATTTCTGCTAATTGTCCACGATATTCATCTGTACTTTTAGCCGTATAAATTGATAATTTTTCACCTAAAATTTCATCTAAAGATGACGAAATATTACTAGGAAGAGAATTTTCATCTTTACCATGGACTTGCATGATTTTTGGTTTACGCCCACGCTTTTTAGCATTATTCATAATAATGATATTTTTTATTTTATAAAAAATCTAAAAAAAAACCGCCCCAATTAAGGGGCGGTTTAATTTTTAAACTATTTAATTTAATTAGACAATTAAACCAACAGCTGCACGAGCATCAACAGCCACGCGGCCTTCTTCTACAAAACTATAGAAGCCGACTTTTTGACTACGGGCTAAGAATTGATCATCAGGAAGAACCTGAACTTGACCACGACTTTCGCTTTGGATAGCTACTGGGCGTAAGAACGCATTGCGGCTTGCATCAACACCAATCAATAATTCTTGCGAGGAACTTGTGAAAGATCCAGGCGAAGAAGAACCATCAAATTGAGTATATGATGTTACTCCGGCTAAACTTTGGAATAAGTCGTTATATTTACGACTTTTTCCGAGTTCTAACAATTCATGAATTGTTACACCAAAGATTTCGCTCGTTCCTGCCGAGCGGTAGATTTCTTCACGAACGCTATCAGGAAGAGCAACGTTACCAGCACTTGTTCCGCCACCACTTCTTGTGTTCATTGGCTGATAAGCAAATGCGCGAATTTGAGCTTTGATTTCAGGACTTACAAATAAATCTGTTAATCCACGGCTTTGAAGAGCTTGTGGGGTACCAGTTGTGTAAGCAGCGTTTAATCTGCGGACTAAAGTCCAGAGATTGTTCATATCGTCCAATTGGAACGTACCAGCTGTTCCTGTTTTAAATACGTGTTTTTTACCTTGTGTTGTGGCATCAGCAAGCAATTTAAGAACTACAGCCCATGCATTACGTTCTTGTTTAACAAGAAGTTCATTGGCCATGCGCTCTAAACCAGCAGCAACAACATCAAGACGTGCTCTACGAACATAACGTTTGTCCATAGAAATAGCACTGTCAAGACGATACGTATTGATCTTCATTTCTTGAAGACCTTGTACGAAATTGGTTGGTAAACCACCACCAACTGTTTGTGACCAAACAGTAATAGTGCCTTCATTCATTCCATAGTATAAGTCGAGAGGAATCGATGGTGAGTCATCTTCGTCAAATTCTACGTCACGATAAATCATTGATGCTGTGCCAGCTTGTAAAAGAACTTGCTGTACAACTTCACTTATAAATGCTGCGAAAGCTTCTTGGGCTTCCATAGCAACAGTTTTATTATCAGAAGCAAGAGCTTTGATAAGCTCAATTTGTTCTGGATTTTTTTCGAATTGTATTTTCATATTTTTAAATTTCTATCTTTTTTTATTATAATTCAACTTTCAATAAAGCAAAACCTTCGTTATCTTTTGGACCGAGGAACTTACCTACTGTTTTTTGTGAATATTCAACTACTTTATAATTTCCACCACCATTATTAGCAACAGCTGCGCCACTACCAAAGTTTGGTTCTCCAGAGATACCGCTAACGAGAACTAAACCTTTTGTAAGAATTGGGCATGCTTGTCCACTAATAATAACATCCATTTCGGCTGCCTTGCGTGGATTGTGCATTAATCTTTCTCCATTTTCATCAACTTCACGAACATCTTTAAGAAGAAGTCCAACGATTTTTCCGCTAGCTCCAGAAGGTGCTGCGCTAACCGTCCAAGGAACATTAAATTGTGCCGAGTACGTATTTGAATAAGGTGAAAGATTATCTAATATTGAAGGATTACGAAAATCAACGCCATTGCCATCAGCTACAACAACACTACCTTTATTAAGGCTTGAAGAGTTGACAGCAAATAAGTTGATTACATCGTGCTCATCATAATCTCTAAACGGTTTTAAATTTGCCATATATTTATTTTTCTATTATTTAATTTTTACGCTATTTTTATTGAAAGCAGCACTAATTTTTTCAACTAATGTTGCTTCTTGAGGAGAGGAAGCATTTGGAAGAACTTCTTCCTTGACCTCTGCACTCGAAATTACTTCTTCTACTGTTTTAGTTTCTGTCGCGGCTATTTCGGAAGCTTTTTCTTCTTTCATTTCTTCTTTTTTCATTTCTTCCTTTTTATATTCAGCTTTTGCTGATTTCTTTTTAGCTGCGGCGAATGTAGAGAACTTTTTATACCATTTTTCGAATTGTTCATCGTTTTCAATGGCGTTTAAATCTTCTGCAATAATACTACGATCTTCATCAGTAAGATCAAATTCTTCATCAAGTAAGCTCATTCTGCGTTGAAAATTGGCTTCAATTTCTTTGGCCTTGAGGTCTTCTTGAATTTTATTGAATTCTTCTTTTACTTTATCACTATCAGCTTTGATTGATTCGAGGTCAACCTTTAATGCAGAAATTTGATCTTCTGCGGCTTGTAGTGCAGTTTCTTTTTCTTCAACTTTTAATTTCCATTCTTTAGCAAGATCTGCGATGCGGTTCGAAATAAATTCACGAACTTCACTAGCAGCAACTTCTTTCATGGAATCTTCCGTAATATCATCAATATTTTTTAGTTGCATATTAATTTTTACATTTTTATTTACGGTTTGGACACTTTTTTTATTTATTTTAATTTCAGAAGATTCTAATTCATTTTCTTCTTCATCATCTTCTTGTTCCATTTTTACATAATCTTCGGCTTCTTTTTTAGTTTCAAAGCATTTATATAATTCACCATCTTCTAAAACAGCAAACCCATTACATCCTTCAAAACCTTCTTTAACTTCATACATAGAAGCTTTGGATTCTTTTTCTACTTGTGGTTTATCATAAGAAATAACAACACCACTAACTTCAGCAGCAGGAGTATTTGTAAAACCAATACCCAAAGGGAGAACACTCCCTTGAAGATTTAAAAGAATTATTTCACCATCTTCACTAAGACCATTACCACCAAAAACTTTTAAACGATCTTTAAGTTCTATAATATCTTCTTCATTTTCTATAATACTTGCATCAGCTAAGTTCTTATTACCTTTAGCAACATTAAATTCATTAAACCCAAGTTCCCAACTAGCACTAACTGATAAATATTTATTAGAAGATGGATCGCTACTCTCAACAAGCTCTGAAGCAAATTCTGGATTTACAATTTTCCATACATAACCAGAAAGAACAACATTAAAAGGATCTTTCATTGCTTTTACTTCCTCAAGAGTTAATGGCTTACTACTACCAAATTCACTAAATCCATAACCAGTACAGACACCAACTACAACTTTACGATTATGTTCGATGTTAAATGGTTTATTAATAAAATTTTCAACCATTGCCAAAGCAACGTCTGTACTAATTATATGGCCATTCTTATTTCCACGATTAACAACAAAAGCGTCAAAAGCAACGCCCATTAAATCACGGTTAACGTCAAGATCAACATTTTTTGGAAGATATTCTTTTAATTGATCAACCGAGGCGACTGCTAAATATTTATCTTCATCAGATGAAACCATTGCTTGTACAATGATACCATCAAAACGAATTGAGTATTTAAAATCTTTCATTTTATCCATTTGTAAATTTACACTTTGTTCGGCTAACAGCGCAACATTTTTGAGTTTATTGCTAATAACAATTTTATTGTTTTCGAATTTATCTAACTCCATGGCGCACAAGGAGATGGGGCGAGAGAAAGAAAAAAGTAAATCAGACAAGTCAAACCCAGTTAGGGGATCAACATTTTTTACTGGCTCATCTTCGTAAGTCGGCATTTTGTTTATTATAAATATATTACACTCATTTTTATAATTTATTATAAATAAGCTGCTTGAAAGTGCATCCAATCAAAATTACGGGCGCGACCTAAACTAGTCCAACCTTCTGCTTCTACTATTTTCCAAAAATCATTATAAACTGGTTTTCCAAAAGAAGCTTTATCTTTGCCCATTTTTAATTGGTTATTATCTGGGTCTAAATCAACAGCCGCACCCCATGAATGAATCGACCAAGACGAACCGCCTCTTTTTCTTCTCACATTAACACACCCACCAAACAAATCTAGTTTTAATTTTACAATTTCTTTTTCACCATATGTTTTTAATGTGTTTTCAAATATAGTATATAAAGATTTTGCAACTTTTTCATGGCACGAAATTTTAGTTAATGTAGTTGTGGATGACCATGCAAGTTTTAATTTATAAGGGATTTCTAATCTAGTTATATTTTCACCAACTGGTCCATAAAAATTTACCATACTATTATAGTCTTGTTTCGGCCACTTTTGAGAAAGCGGTGTATTCGTAGAAATATTTGTAACAAATTTCCATGTTTTAGGACCTACAACACCATCTGGTTTTAATCCATTTTTAATTTGAAATTTTAAAGTTTCTCTCTCGGTTGCAGGGCCAAAAGCTCCATCTACATATGGAATTTTATAACCAGCACTTTGTAAAAACAATTGCCATTGTTTGACTTCCTCATTCACATCTCCTTTTTGTAAAACTTTCATGCTACCTAATTTCCTGATCAAAGACCCATTCTATTGGCGCATATGAGATATCGTCTTTAAATTTGTCTGCATATACAATAGTTTGTTCTTCTATAATTTTTTCTTCTCTTTGTTCTGATGTTAAAATAGAATCTAAATTTGTATTTGAAGAACTTCCGTATTTAAAATCAATAGCCGCTTGGACACCAATATAAGACGCGACAATTATGGCGACAATCTCGACTGTTTTTGTAAAAATAGTTACGTAGCCTGCAATTAATTCATTCTTGCTTGGTAATAAAAAAAGAATTGCAACAGATAATAAATAAAAGCCCAATAGCCCAATAAAGGAAGAAAATGCTAAGAAAAATTTTTTAGATTTAAAATGGTTTTCATTCCTCATCGAATTTTGTAATTCGATTGGCGTATTTGGCGGAACCTTATTCGAGCTTAAAAAAGCCGCTGCATTGCTAGCAATATTTTTTACATTCTCCCACATTTAAAATAATATTGCGCCAAATAATAATCCAGCGGCAAATATTCCAATTAATGTAGCCTTACCAGGGTTAGCTTGAACCCAAGCGACTGTTTTTTCATAGTATTCTGTTATCTTATTCATAATTTTATAAAAAGAACCAAACTAGTGCGCCAAATAATCCAGCACCACCAATTGGTATAAATAAATTATAAGGTGGTGGCGCAAACGCCATGAATTGTAGACCTAATAAAACTCCACCAGCAGCCGCAATAATTGCAGCAATCCATTTTAAACGATGATAACGTTTAACCGCATTATTATATTTTTCTAACCATTCAAAAGCTTCTTTTTGTTTTTGAATTCCCCATTCTTTAAGCATGTCAGCTTGTTTTTGAACAGTGTCAATATTTTTTTCGGCTTCGGAAACAGTTCTATTTGCATTGGCTAAATTTGTTTTTAATTTGGCGTTTTCTGATTTTGCTGAAACTAATTCTGAATTTAATTCTTTGATAATTTTACGAGCTTCTTGTAAATTATTCATTGGAGATTGAACTGGTTCTGCTACACGAACTGGGACTGGCGTGGGTTTTGGTTTCGGTTTCCAAAATTGTCCAAACCCTGTCGTGGCAAAACTAAACAAGCATAATATTAATAATAATTTTTTCATTTTTGTTCCTTTACGATATTTTTATTTGATTCTTTCTCAATTTCTTCTAAGAGTTTTTCGAGTCTTTCGGCTAAAGATAAAGCTTTATCAATATTAACAGCAACTTTTGTATTACTCTCACCAGCTTTTGCTAATTCAGATTTTGTTTCTTCTAAAGATTCAACAACTTTTGCAGTAGAAACAGAAGGTGGCAAAGAATCTTTCTTTTTAAGATTCGCGCATCCAGTTCCAAATATTAAAACAATTAGTAACAAATATCTCATATTATATATGTACACTTAAAATAAATTATTATAATCTTGATTATTCAAAAGTATGCGAAACATTAGCTCCACTTATAATCTTGGTCGGGGCAGTTCCATCATTCCAATAAGCAATTACAACACCGCTATTGGCAGGACTTGAAAAAGAAATTGAAAAATTGCTCAATTGTGTGCCCACAGGATTAGATGTAAAATTCCAGAAACTCGTTAAACCAGTATAATTTAATAATATTCGTAATGTTGGATTTATACCATTTTTTAAAATATATTGATATTGGTCTTCATTAGGAATTGTAGCAACTTTTTGCCAACTATTTGGCCCTATTGGAGGATTGAAAGTAACACTTATACCGCTAGGAATAAAAGCATCTACACCAGCAAATGTATTACTAACTAATGGGATATTAATATTTTGATTACCAGTATTTCTATCCCCCCATGGTTCGAAAATTTCCCCTGTAGGAGAAAATGGCGGATAAAATACATAATGTCCACCAGACATATAATTTAAATTTGTTGAATCAGATCTAAAAGTATTGATTCTCGGCCGATCATTCGTATTTGAAGGAAAAGGCTCAAATCCTAAAACTAAAATATTTCCAAAATCCCATTCAATATTTACAGATGCAAAATTTTTACCAGCAACGACGCCAGCATGTGCTGCATAATTTCCAAACATTACGCAAGATCTCCATATAATATATATTCATTATTTCCACGGTGCACCAAAGAAGCTATTGCATATTGTCCAGCCGTATTATATAAATTTAATCTTTGTCGGATTGTAACTCCATTTTGGCCAGTAATACGTAATTGCCCAGCACCCATTTGAACAAAAGCAACATTATAACCCGTTGATAATCCTGTTGGTACCGTTCCAGTTATATTTTGAGATGCATTTATAGTTAATAATTTTGAATTATATGGGCCGCTAAAATTAAAGTTAGTAATAATATTATTAATATCAACTAAAGGCGCAACCGCTTCGCCACCGAAAAGCACTCCAGAATTTCCTAAAAACAATCTATTATTACGAGATTCTAATATTATTTCATTTTGTATTCCAAAATCACCAGATACAGTAATTAAAGGAAAAAGATTTGAACCCAAAACTCCAATTGCAATTCTATCATATTCTCTTGGTAAAAATCCTGAAAAATTAAATACTGAAAAACCCCCGAATCGAATAAAATTAACAGGAACGCCACTATTTAATAAATTAAACTGTATAGGGTTACTATCTCCAGTATTTTTAATTGCAAACCATGCAACCTGAACATCTGGATTGTTTCTGCCACTTACCGTAATGTTAATATAACTTCCGCTACTTAATTTTATAGATCGATTATCATCAGATGGATTTATAATGGCATTGTTCCATCCTGTATATATATGTGTAACAAATTCATATGGACCATCGTTTATAACGACGCCACTTGTTGAAAAATTATAAGGCGTTCCTGTTGTTATAAAATTCCTTGTAAAATTAACACTATCAACACGAGCGGTATTAATGAAAGTTTTTACCCCACTAATAGTTTGATTACCAGTTATTGAAACACCAGAAAGATTCAAAAGCGCTTGTCCAGCATTAGACGCATTGGTTCCACCGCCTTCAATTGTACGAACGCCACTAATTTCTACTAAATTGTTTCTAAAATATCTGTTCATTAAAATCTAATTTGTTGATGTTCGTTATTTACACGGCAATTAATAATTCCACGTTGCTCGGGTAAATAAATATTAACATTTATTAATTCGGAATTTGGGATACGATATTGATCATATAAATTTTGCGCTACCAGTTGTTCTTCAGTTGATATCGATTGGTACTGTCTTTGTTTTATATTATTTAATAACTCCATTCTTTCTTCTAATGGGTTATTTTCATTTAAAATAAAACTCTCTTCTTGGTTAGTCATATTTGAATTAACTAACTCTTTCCACTCATTATTTATTAAAGTAACGACTTTCATATTTTTATCCATCTATAATATTATTATCTCCGTCAATACAGTTTCTGAGTAAACCTTCACCACTAAGTATTCCGAAAGTTCCGCTTGTTAATCTGCAGTTATATAATTTTCCTAACATTCGATTATTATCGCCAACGCCAATACCTCCCCAACTTGCTGGACCAGCTGTACAATTTACGAATGTAGCCCCAGAAAGTGAAAAAGTAGAATAGCCAAAACTCGCCTCTCCGGCCTTACAGTTTTCAAAAAAAGATCCAGTAAAAGATCCACCGCCGCCAAAACCAAAACTTTGATCGCCAGCCTTACAATTTGTAAATCTTCCGTGAAGATCTGGAAACCCGCCAAAACCAAAACCAGAACCTGGAGCTTGACAATTTTCAAATGTCCCCAATAAATTTCCACCGATTCCACCAGCCCCAAAAGAGCGTGCACCAGCATGACAATTTCTATATAATCCATTAAGTTGTGTATTCGAGGAATTACTAAAACTATTATCACCAGCTTTACAATTTATATAAGCTCCATTAAATGTATGTGTAACCCCTGGAACTGTAAAAGAATCCTCTAATCCTTCGCAATTAATAAAAGTTCCATCTATAGAAATTGGATCTGGAAATTGAAATGGGCGCACAAAACTGAAACTCCTATTGTTACCTTTGCAATCTTCAAATACTTGTTTTGGTAAAGCGTTCCCTAAAAGAAAAAAATTATTAAAATCTCCACTAAAATATATTCCTTGAATTCTTACATCATTTGCAGATACATGAATAAAACCGCTAGAACTGGGGCTAGTACCAGAACCAGTTATAATAACAGATGGGATACATCCTACATCTTTTTTTATAGCTCCTAATCCAATTATATCCGTAAATTCTTCATTAATATCTAAATGTCCAGTTAAGTTATATATTCCTGGAAATATTATAAGTGAACTTCTATTGATAGTACTTTTAGGATTACCATTCGGATTTAAGGCTTTTGCTTCTTGATATTTAGTAAATATATCATCTTCAGGCCTAGCTATTATATATGAATTACCAATTGTATAAATAATTGTACTCGGAAGTTGTGCTGCTTCGCCGCTTAAAAGAACGCCAGTTCCATTTACAGTTGGTCGTTCTGTAGATTGTAATCTACCATCTAATCTTAAATTCCCAACAATGTGCAACTTTTCTGAAGGATTATGAATTCCAATCCCCATTCTTTCTCCAGATAAAAGCGAAAAAACTCCATTTTTTTCGATATGCACTAGCCTATCTTCAAGAGGGTAATTAGAAAATATACCTCTTGCAGATACATTTACATTTGGAAATCCAGTTATAACAATACCAGTAGAATTTTGAAGATTTTGAGCTACAGTTACCCATGGTCCAAAAATTGGACTGAAACCTGTTTGAAAAGTAACCATTTGAGTACGGATATGTCTACTTAATTCTTGTTGGTTATTAGTTGTAAAATTCCAAAAAATTCTATATCCAGTTGTGTTAGCATTGGCGCTAAGTGTTTCAAATGGAGACGTAGAATTAAGATATGAAATATTTAATGGCAAAGATGCTATATTTCCTGGATCATCGCTAAGTCTTAAATTAGCAGGGCTATTTGTATAAATAAGATCACCTTTTAAATATCCTCCATTCCCAGAACTGAAAAGTTTTACCCCACTGATTGTTTGATTTCCGGTAGTAAATACAATATTATTAACGGTAGAAGAATTAAACTCAATCCATTGATTACTTGTATTATAATAATAATATTTATTTTCTCCAGTTACATATACAATCATTCCAGCATAAGCCTGATTATTTGTCGCTAATGCATTTCTCTCTGATTGATTGGAAACAATAATTCTTGAGTCCAGTGGAACCTGAGACGCTAAATCAAAATTTGTAGATACTTGTATTCCCATAAATTAAAAATTAAATCTAATTTGAAAATTAGAATTTGTTGAATTGACTAAAGATTTATATACTAAATATGGATGCGTAGATCCATTTACCAAATTTAACAACATTCCCGAACCAGTGAAACTTGATGTTATGTTAAAATTATTCGGATCTATTATAGAAGTTAAAGCTCCCCATCCAGAAGGGTATGCTAACCAAAAACGACTATTAACTGTATTATATGTTAATGTAATAGGGTTAGGACGACTTGAAACAACTTTAGTTCTTGGCGCTCCAGTAATTTGAGTAGATGTCAAATTATCTTGTCCAGACCCCCAATAGTAAGGAGCTTCGAATGTAATACTTTGTGTGTTACTTTGAATTTGAATTGGAGTATTATTTTGATTAACTCCAGTTGCTTTAATATAAACATTGCTAGATGTTGCATTTAAATTAACTCCAACAGACCAATTAAAATTTTGAACAACTGGGATAAGTAATGGGAGACGACCCACATTATTTACATATCCCTCAACATTTGTGAATCCGGTTAAACTTAAACTTCCTGTATTTATAGTTCCAACAAAAGGAATGGAAACTGTTGTTGTACCAAGCTCTTGAACTGCGAAGCCATTTAAAGTAATTGAACCACTTATAAATGGGTAAAAAACATTATTAAGAAAAGATACTACATCATTACCACCAGGATTTACCCCTAAAAAACCTTGAACATTTGCAGTAATTTGCCTATTTCCATTAAATGATGTTGAGCCACCCAATTCTCCAGTTGTTGCTAAACCAGAACCGTTAAATCTTGGCCTAGTAGCAAAAGATTTTTGACCACTGATTGTTTGGGTACCAGTTGTATAAACAACATTTTGACCAGTTAATTCAATTTCTGGATTGTACTCGTCTAATATAAAATCAAGTTCATCAAAAGTGACAAAATATCCAGATCCGTACCCGCTTACCAAATCGCCTACGTCTGGATGTAATTGATTTTTTCTTATTAAACTTTTTGCCATATTAATCTAATTTGCTATGATACAATAAAATTGCTGTTTTATAATCTAACCCATATTCAGCGGCAATTTCATTAATTTTTTCCATATTTACATTTAATTGGACTGGTTTATTAATATAATCATTAATTTTATTCACCCAGTCTTTTGGAGATTCATTTGTTGCAATTGTTTCTGCAATTGTTTGAATAATTTCTTTTTGTTCTTTGGTTAATCTTTTACGATCATACTTTTCTTTTAAAGTTGTTTCAACTGCTTCAACTAAATTATCAAATTTTACTAGATTTTTGGCTACAAGATCCGCGTTAATTTTAGGTTTTACTTCCGATGCTTGAACAGTTGGCGCCGTTCTTGGGGCTTTAGTTGTCTGTGGGGTTCCAGTTCCCGTAGGTCTTCCAGTTGGTTCTTGTTGACCTTTATTCAAAAGTGGTTGGTATAAACCGTCCTCTTGAAGTTTTCGAAATTCTTGTTGAGATTCGACGCTTTCTTCGGGTAGGGGTAATCTTCCAGTATCTATAGCCGTAATCCCCTCTTCTGGAGTAAGAACGCCTAATTCTATAAGTCTTGAATAAACGCGCGTTAAATTTGCGTCACTCTTAAAGTCAGAGTCTTTAAAACGTGCGACTGGTAAATTTTTAAAACCAAGATTTTTACCAATTTTTTTCATTTCTGGTAAAATGAACTCATTCATAAATGTTTCACGCGCATGCTTTAATCTTGATAAAAATACTTCTATTTTAGTATTAGTATTAGCATATTTTTCTTCGCCAAAAAGAACATTATTTAAACCATAACGAATATCACGATCAACAACTTCATATTTTTTAGGATCAAGAATATTACTGATTTCTGGGATAATAAATTTAATATTAGTTGTATAGTCAGTTACCAGAATACGGCCCACGCTTTCATTTTCGAAAATTTTTCTTAACGTTCCGATTTGTTCTTTAGTCGGCATACCGACTTCATCATTTCCCATTGTAACCAATAAGACTGCTTGCTGTATTGTACGGCTGATTGCCATATCCATGTTTTTAAGTTCTTGCTTCCAGTTAATATCTTCGAGAACTGGGAAACCCATCGGGACGCTAAATGGTTCATAATCTTGTTTTTTATAAAATACTGGAATAAATCTTTCTGGATCTAATTCAAATATCATGTATTGATTTGATTGGGTAATATTGCTAGTAGTTTTTAAATCTCTTACATTCTTAACTCTTTGAGCAAGTTCTCTATCTTGTTCATTATCTGGATTTGTTAAAACTTGCATTTCAAAATCGTTTAAAACTTTAATATATTGAGGAGTAATAAATGAAGCTGATCCAATCGCTTGGATATCAGCAGGATTTAAAATAATATATCTAACCGGAATTTCTCCCGTACGCGCCTCTGTAGTAATTAAATCAGTAAGAACGCGCATGTCTTGTTTGGTAAATTGTGCGTTTAATTTGTATAAAAATACATTTCCACTACGGAAAAATTCACGGAAAAACATATCTTGTAATTTCCATAAATTAACACGATCTCCCCATGCTTGGAAAAATTTACGGGATTGTTCATTTCCACCAGTAAAATAAATAGGCGAGCAACTAAACTCGGTCATTAAATCAATAGTATTTCTAAAAATAGAAAAATTATAATAAGCCTTTTGACATAAAATAATAGTGTCTTTTATACTAATATTTGAGGTATATTTACCATAGCCGCCGCCATAAATAAAAGGAATTACCCCACCTTCAATATTTGCATATTTATCAGTTCTAGAAATTGTTGATGCCCGATTTCTTCTTACGGAAGTATTCACTTCCCCACGACTAGCTTTGACTTCTATAGTATCTTTTGATTTTATAGACCCTTCAATTACCTGTGGTTCTGGGAACTTAATATTTTTATTGGTATTACGCGCCATAACTTATTATAACAGTCTATTACACTAAAATCTGATATTTTATTAGATTAATTCTGCTACAAAAGTTGTATTCTTTTTTGTAAAGTTCTCTGGAGCCATTATATCAAAATAGGCTTTAACACCCCAATTACCAAGCATAAGAGTTGTATAATTATCTTTTCTAGCTCTATTTATACTTGTAGATTTTCTTAAATGAGACGGTAAATCAAAACTTTGGGTACCCCTAGATGTTGTGGTTACTTCAACGTTAGCGCACTGATCTTTAGTATCTTGAACAATAAAATCCTGCTCTTCTATAAATTCACGGACGGTTAATTTCTTTGTTTCATATTCATTATCCGCTTTTTCTCCAATACCCCTAGGATATATATATTCCATCGGAAGATTCATTGTAAAAATGTTTTCTAAAATATCAGGATGGTTGCTCGCGCGCGAGGCAAACCATATTTTTTTATGATCAATGCAAGTTTGTAAATAAGAGTTCGCGCGACCCAAAAAGAAGCTTGTAAAATATTGTTTAATACATATATTACCGAAATCTTTGTTATATTGACGGGCGCAATCTTTTAACATTTTAGTATAATCCTCATTTTCTTTATCTGAATCAAAATCCACAAAACCAATCTTACGATTCATGTCTTTGAAAAACTGAGAGTTATTTACCGCATCTATAAAAGTATCTGCACCCGCATGGTCAATAATAATCAAGGCAATATTAAAGTTTTTATATAAATAATAAAAATATTTTATATGATCTTGCAACGATGACCCTGCGGCTTGGTATCCATGAACTAATACGCCTTGTTTTTTTTCTTCATCTAGCTCAATCACACTCATGGCAAAATAGTCGGCAACTTTAGAAGACGAAAAGTTCGGGTCAATTGACAGAATATATTTTTTATCACTATCGCCAATTACCTTAGTAGTTGGATATTCCCCATCTGAAATCGTACACTCATGCATTTTTTTAGGTGAAAAATAACTATCTCCACCATCAATAAAACGGGCACAATATTCACGTAAGAAGGAATGGTGTGAACTTCCACCACTTTTAGCAACTTGAATCGCGCCTTGATCTACCATGTGTTGAGGCAAGGCTTCATAACTTAATTGGGAAATAAAATATGTTCCAGGAAGCTCACCCTCTTTAGACTCTTGTTCGTCTGGATGTTCTACCAAATGTGACCATTGTTGATAGACGCGAAATAAATGTTCAAAGGTATAACTTGCAGAACTTAAACATAACATTTGAGATGTATTCTCAAAGATATGCCTATTATCTGGATGTAGCAAGCCCTTTTTTATTAATTCTTCTTCTAATTTTCTAATACGAATACGTTCGCCTACATCTCTTGGAGAACTCAAGAATGGAATAAGAACATTGTCAATAATATCCGGAGGTAAAAGTAAAAACTCATCCAAAATAAGTACGTTAGCGCGGATACCA